AGTTGATAGCGGTCAATGCATCCTGTTCGGTAGCATCTTCGCCTAGCGATAGCGCATCAAGAATCAGCTTTGGAAGCTTCATGGTTTTTTCCTCTTTATGATTAAGAGCTGGAACATCCAGATTTGGATCATTGGTGAGCCCGCTACTTGCAACCGCTGTTACAGTACCGTCCTCTAGATAGCCAAAGGCAGGGGAATAGAAGGCGTATTTCTTGCCGTCTATCATTTCTTGTCCGTCTTCGTTCCATTCGGTGTAACCCCAAATTTCCCCATCACGGTTTTCAACTTTTAGAATCCAACCATATGCAGGAGCGGGTTCACCTTTTGGTGCTTTAATGTGAGTTGAATGTTCAACATCAAACGGGCGCTTTTTGTTAAAGCGTGCAACGACAAGATCAGGTTGAGAGTTATTCCAGGTACGACCATCAACACCAGTAAAAATCCCTTTTGGCACTAGAGGAAGCCAAACGCCTCCTTCTGCCTGTTGGATATCTGACATGTTGAAACATAGTGCTGTCAGTGCCGTTGTACTCATTCATAACTCCGCTGGTTAAACGTTACATAACAACCTCCTTGTTTGGGGTGTTACGAAAAACTAAATTGCGGAGTTAAGAATGCGTGAGTTCGCCGCTGCAATGAGAATTGCACCGGTAACTGTTATTATTGGCGGAATCTTAAGAGGTGAGCGCAAAGGATACGCTTTTGAATGCGGGGTAATCTTCACCCAAAAAAAAGAGGTTGGCAAGCGAAACGCAAAAACCAACCACCCAAAACTATCACAACCATGTTTAAACCATGTTTAAATCGCTCCAGATTTGTTTAAACTTTTTTAAATGAGCCATCATAGCCTTAAACCCATTAAACGCCGTTAGAGAGCGTTTCTCGCACCGATTAATAATAAGTTATTACGGAAGCATCACTAGCAATTCTTGATGCACCAACCGCATTGGGATGAGTTCCATCATCTGTCAACCATTTAGGTGTTGTACCATCGACCTTCCATTTACCTAGTTCAATGATTGACTCACATGTCAGCGCCGCATCAATGTAACCATCAATTGTAAGGTCACCAGTATTTTCCCGCATCCATCGGTTGAGTTCTTCACGTAACGGGTTGTTACCGCTTGAACCAATAGGCTTAATTGTTTGGTCGCCCAGTGCGACATAAGGCGAAGACCAATCAATCTTTGGTGTGTAAGTTGCTGAGTAGAACTTAGTCGCCGTCGGGACCACGTCTTTAATTTCATTAAGATGCTGATGAAACATATCATCGAAAGCTTGCTCGGTTAGTGAGCTTGTAATGTCATTACTGCCCGTAGTACAAGCAACATGAGTCGGCGCACACAGCGCTGCAATAGCTTTTCGATGCGTGAAGTTAGAACGATTTGGCGTTACTTCAGTATCTGTCGCAGTCAAGTAACCAAGCTTGTCTGAGCCTTTTGCAAGATTAACCAGCGGTAACCCATATCGTCCTGTAATCAATCGATCACCCCAACCTCGGTTACCGTTTTCATCACCACGAGCGTCGCCTTGGTTGTTGTCATAGGCACCTTCTAGCGTTGATGATCCAAATAATACCCAAGCGTCAGCAGATGAATTGCAAAGCAAAGCCACAGGACCATAACAATCGCGAACAATGGTTTGTTTACTTATAGAGTCTGGAACATCCATACCAGAGTCTGTAATCCAAGACCCTGAGTTGGAGGTGCCGTCGTCTGGCCATCGCGTGATCGCCGTTTCGAAAAGCGTATCGTCGGTTTCACTGTTTGCTTTGTTTGAATATGGTAAGAACCAAGGCGCTTCTGTTTTAAGATTGTCGTAAGCCGTCCAAATGCCGTAGTTCTGACCTTTTGGAATAACGTTATCGCCAAGGTCAATTTCCAATACGACAAAACCCACTTGAGAGGCGGGATCGTAAATATACTCTTCACTGAACAGAATTAGACTAGACGCAATGCCAGCACTGCCTTCTTTATAAAGTGGCTCTATACCCACCTTAACACGACAAGGGTCGGGGAAATCCACTTCTCGTAGTAACGAATTTGGTCTGTCCATATGAAAAAGAGGCATTACAAACTTCACGATACCGGACATATCAACCAGTGCTTTGCGTCGAATACGACTGACCGCGTGCGAGTCTCTAGATGATTCAGAGTGCTTGACCGGAAGACGTAACCCACTTGAAACGGCTCTGATTGTCGCCGACTTGCTCGTTGAAAGCTTGAGGTATTCAGAATTGAATTCATAGATCATGATGGTGTCACCCCGACTTTTGTCTTACCAGAATTAGTCTTGGCCCAAACAATGTTCCCAACGCCTAACTCATAGATATAACGTTTGCTTGCTATCATCGGGTCACCCTCATCCTTGTTTCCAGGCTTAGCTTCGGCGACGAGCATTTGCCCATTAGTAGCGCCACGGTTAACGAACACACCTTTCAAACCAATACTGATTTGACGGTATTCATAGTCGACAATTTCAATGGATTGCGTAGACATAGTATGACCTCTTTTAACTAAATGTTTCACGTAATCGTGATTGTTTCGCGTGCAAGTCTTTCTCCAAAGCTTGTTGGCGCGCTTTACCTGGATTGTAATTCCAACCTGGCTCAATCCCCTTCGGCAGGGTTTCCACTTCACCCGTTCTTTTGTTTACCCATTGCTTGGTTCCGCCATCTGGCGCGGTGGTGCTCACTTTGTTCTCGTTGGTGAGTTTGTCGGCTTCAAACTGAGACACCTGACGAATCCAACACTTGCAGCCCCAGCCGTTGGGTGGCATGTGGTTGTCCCACCATGGATCATCCGCTGGCAGCAGCGTACCTTTCCAACTGGCGTGGTCTATCCGGTGCTCCATCGACGGGCCAAGCTGGTAGAGCAAATAAGGCAGGGCGCGTTTGGTTCGCTCGATGCGTTCCCACTGACCAGCCGCACGCGCTGTGCGCATGTTGGTGCGGTAGATGGTTTTGATTCGGCCTTCGCTGCCAAGCTGAACGGGCTTGTCGTCACCCGTTAGCGGATCAACCATGGTTTGAATTCCCCACCAACCGGACTTAACCAGCAGCGGTTTCAGCACATCACGGAACTGCTCAAAGGTTTGGCCGCTTTCTATTGCGCCTTCAACCAGCTGCTTAACTGCGACCAGAAGATCGGCGTTGAGCATCTTCGCTACCGTGAACGCATTGGCGTGTTCTTCTTTCCATACGTCTTTGTAATCGAAGCTTGGCTCAATGCCTTTGCGCTTAAACCAGTCGAGCGCTTCTTTCGGCACGATGTCTTTAGGCATCTTTCACATCCCCGAAGGCGCGCATCTGGAACATATATTGCGCCATCTGCTCAACGAACTGGTCTTCACCGAGCTGCTCTTGCAATGACGGCAGCGCATCTAAAAAGCTTTGGTAGCTGTCTGACTGGTTGGCGAGTTCTAGGATCGGGTTCATAAACTCGGTGGCGACTTCTTCCCACTCGTTCATTGCTTCGTCGGTGAGATCGGCTATCTCGCTTTCGGCGCTTTTTGAGACGCGGTTAATCGCGATTCGAGCGCGGTTTAAACTGGTTTCAACGTCGGTTTGAAAGCCTTGCATTGACGCTTGGCTGACTGGCATAAGCAGCTCGTCGTCTTCCTCTACATCTGGAATACCGAACTTATCACGCAGCGCGTAGGCCGGAACTTTCATGCCGCGATCGATAAGCGGTGCGATGCTATCAACCAGCATCTTCAAATCTTCTGGCTCTGGAATCGTGATCTTCACTTTCGGGTAATGCTCTTGCACACCCCAGTTGAGAATGATGAACGGCTTGACCAGGTATTCGTTTACGCAAGATTCAAGTTGGCGCGCATCCCATTTGGCGATATCAAGGCGCACTTCATTGTGAACCACAGCTTGTGCTTGAGAGCTGCCATCGTCCGCCGTCATGGTTTGACCAAGCACCGCCTTTGATGTTTGCTCGTCACACCAGCGCGCCATGTTTTCAAACAGACTGTCACCGTTGTTGCCTTTGGCGCTTTCGATGAATTCCATCTTCATCGATTCAGGAATAACCGCACCCGCATCACTGGCGATTCGGCCAATGGCATTAATCAAGGTGTTGATATCTTCTTCGCTGGCGTTCGCGCCGTACTTACCGACACGAACCGGAACGCCGAACACTTCGGCAAACGCCCACCAATCACGCACGGTGAACGATTTGAGCATGTACATCACCGCGACCAATCGCGCGAGGCCATTGCGCCACACGCTGCCAGATTTGGAGCGCGGGGTATGAACCATAAACTTATACGGCTCTAGCGGCGCACCGCTTGGGGCATCGTCACTGATGAGTAGGATTTGCTCTAGGGTTTCTTGGTCTTGGCGAAGGTAGCGAGGGTCTACCCATTTGTAGTCAAACGGCTTCCAAGGCGTTTTCTTGGTGTTCCACAGAATTTGCACTACAGACAATCCTTTGCCAAGGCCGTCGAGCAAGTCAAAGAACAGCTCTGGGATTTTGTCGTCACTCATCAACTGACGAACGCGATCCGCCATCTCTATATCTTGCGCTTGGTCGCTATAGGCTTCGACGGTTGGTTCAATCGCTGCGACAGCCAACTTACGGGTGCGCAGCTGCGCCGCGTAGTGTAAGTCTCGCTCTTCCATTTCTTCGGCGAGCGTCATGTAGTCTTCTGGGTTGGTGCCATCAATGACACTTCTTAGGAGAGAAGCAAGCCGATGAGGTGCCAGAGTAGAAGCCACACTGGCAGGGCGAGGGTTACGAACGCCAGTGGTATAAGCACGGGCGATATCTTCAGATAGGATTTCTTTCTCGGCCTTGAGTGGATTTCCACGGCGGTCAACAAGTTGAATGCTCATAATGTGATCCCTTTGCCGCGCATGTCATGGCGTGGCATATCGTCAAATCGGTTGTTTTCTTTTGCGCTTCCAAAGAATCGGCGCTGCGCTTCGTCTGTGTCTGGTTTGATGGTGTGGAGTTCGTATTTTGTCGCACCTGTCGCACCCGCATGGATGGCAAG